ATGAACGACGCAGCCGCGAGGCTTGAGCCGCCTGTTCCGACCTTTGAATTCAAGCGCCTCTCTGGTCCGATTCAGAGAGGCGCTTTTCTGTGTGGATACCGCGAGATCGATCAGTGGGTGTCGGGCGCCCACAAGGAGCACAAGGCCCTCAAGTCGCGCGTGGTGACGGCCCACCTCAAGGGCAATCCCGCTGTCGCGGGACTTTACTCCATGCGTATTAGGCTGGAATCCGACACTGATATCGCTGGCCACGGCAAGGTGTTTCGCACCGAAAACGGATATTTTTCAGCGGTTCAGCTCTGCTACCTCGCGGTCCAACGGCCGCTGCAAGGCAAGGGGATTCTGGGGCCGTTGCTCTTGACGCATGCCATCCGGGAGTTTGGCGAAGTCGCGCTGAGAACCGGCATCTGCGCCTTGACGCTGGTGGCGGCGGACGAGCGCAAGGCGGCCTTCTATAGGCGAATGGGGTTTGAAACTTATGGAAAGCCCTGTTCCATGCCCAAGATGTTCTACCCAGCTCAGTCCGCCATAGACTTGATCGAGCAGACGGCGTGATCCGGCCGCTACGGCGCTTTTGACGCCGAATTCGTCAATCCTGCCGCGCCGGTGAATCTGCTTCCGGCTGAAGGAAGAGGGTTGCTTCTTCATCCGTCAGCGGGCCGAGGTGGGCCAGGGCGCCGATGCGGAGGCTGGGGCGAGCTTTGGCCGCGCGGATGACGGCGACGGCGTGGCCGTCGCGGGACAGGACGATTTCCTCGCCCTGTTCGGCCTGGGCGGCGAGTTCGGCCAGGGTGGCCTGAGACCGGGCGATGTCGACGTGGATCGTCATAGGCCGAGACTAGCACGGGCGGGGCGGAGGCGAAACGGCGGCGCCGAGCGCCGGCCGCCGCCTCCGCTGCGGTGAGACATTTTCAGGAGAGTGCGATGGGTGGGATGCGGTGGCCGTTCGGCCGGGGCGGGCGTGCGCCCGATCCGGGCGCGCCGGAGGCGAAGACCAGTCGGACGGCGGTGCTGCTGTCGGGCGTCGGGCGGGCGCGGTGGACGGGCAATGACTACGCCGGCCTGGCGCGCGAAGGCTATCAGAAGAACGCCGTGGCCTATCGCTGCATCCGCATGATTGCGGAGGCGGCGGCCTCGGCGCCCTTTGCGGTCTTTGTGGACGGGGTGCGCGACGAGACCCATCCGCTGGCGCGGCTGATCCGCCGGCCCAATCCCGAACAGTCGGGGGCGGAGCTGATGGAGGCGGTTTACGGATCGCTTCAGGTCTCGGGCAACGCCTGGGTGGAAGCGGTGGGGGACGCGGTTCCCGAGGAGCTGTGGGCGCTCAGGTCGGACCGGGTCAAGGTGGTTCCCGGCCGGTCGGGATGGCCCGAGGCGTGGGATTACTCCGTGGACGGACGGTCGATCCGGATCGGGCGGGCGGCTGACGGCTGGGCGCCGGTGATGCAGCTGAAGCTGTGGCATCCGCTGGACGACTGGTACGGCCTGTCGCCGCTGGAGGCGGCGGCGCAGGGGGTGGATGCGCACAATGCGGCCGGGGCCTGGAACAAGGCCCTGCTGGACAATGGGGCGCGGCCGTCCGGCGCCCTGATCTATGGGGCCAAGGGCGGCGAGCGGCTGACCGACGGCCAGTTCGAAGCGCTGAAGGCCCAACTGTCCAGCGCCTACGCCGGGGTGGAGAACGCCGGGCGGCCGATCCTGCTGGAGGGGGGAATGGACTGGAAGCCCCTGAGCCTGACCCCCGCCGAGATGGACTTCACCGCCGGGCGACATGCGGCGGCGCGCGAGATCGCCCTGGCCTTCGGGGTTCCGCCGCAGCTGCTGGGGATACCGGGGGACGCCACCTATTCCAACTATCGCGAGGCCAACACCGCCTTCTGGCGACAGACGGTCATACCCCTGGCGCGCAAGGCCGCCGGCGCGATGACCGGCTGGCTGGGGGGACGTTTCCCCGGCTGCGAGGTGCGGGCCGATCTGGAGGCCGTGCCGGCCTTGCAGCCCGAACGCGACGCCCTGTGGGCGCGGCTGGAGGCGGCAAGCTTCCTGACCGACGCGGAGCGGCGACGGATGGCGGGGGTGGAGGTATGAGGAAGGCGTGGCGAGTGTCGAGTGGCGAGTGGCGAGGGAGACGTGACGCATGAGCGACGACTCTCAGGTCCGGCGCGTGCCGACCGCCCTGGTGATCGCGGTCGTGGTGCAGACCATCGGCGGCTTGGTCTGGGCGGGCGGGGCGGCGGCGCGGATTGCGACGCTGGAGCAGAGGGTGAGCGAGCAGAGGCTGGTGGCCGAACGGTTGGCCCGGCTGGAGGCCCAGGGCGAGGCGACGGCGGCGGCGGTGGAGCGGATCGAACGGCGGCTGGAGGGGGGCGGGTGAGTGGTTAGTGGCGAGTGGCGAGTGGCGAGTGGTGAGGCGAACCAGGCGATTGGACGAAGGCAGGCGCGACTTCGCTCGCCCCTCGCCCCTCGCCACTCGCCACTCCTGATCCAGGGCTACGCCTCCCTGTGGGGCGTGGCGGATCTGAACGGGGACGTGGTCCAGGCGGGGGCGTTCGCCGACAGTCTGGCCAAGACGGGCGCCGAAGGGGTGCGGATGCTGAACCAGCACGACGGCCGGGCGCCGGTCGGGGTCTGGGACGAGGTGCGCGAGGACGAGCGCGGCCTGTTCGTGCGCGGCCGGATCGAAGACTGGTCGCCCGAGGCCCGCTTCGCCGCCGCCCTGAGCCGGGCGGGGGCGATGGACGGCCTGTCGATCGGATACCGCACGGCGCGGGCGCGGCGTCAGGGACGTTTGAGGGTGCTGAGCGGGGTCGAGCTGTGGGAGGTGTCGCTGGTGACGTTTCCCATGCTGCCGGGGGCGCGGTTTAGCGTCGCCTGACGCGCCCTGGGACGGCCTGGGGCCAATCGACATTCAGCCTGCCGCCGTCCTGCCGGGGCGGTGCGCAGCGGAACGCTGATTGAGGATGGGTTCATCACAACGGGCACGACGCGGTCACGGCGAACACGGCGCGTTCCGATGGCGTCGTGACCGCTGTGAATCCGCCGTGATCGCCGTGATGAACCCGGACGCCGCATCAAGGCCCTCTGACGCGGGAAGAGCGGCCTGACCGCAGTAGGCTGAATGTCGATTGAACCTAGCCGCCCGGAGCCTTCGGATCGGCGGTCAGAAGGATATCTATTTCACGCAGCCTGCCGATCAGGCCGCCAGTCGTGGCTGCGATCAACATGGCATAGCCAGACAGGTAAACCCACCAAGCGTTCGCCCCCTCCAGCAAGAGACTAAGACCGCCCACCACTATCCCTAAGGCTTGAGTAAGCACGACCGGGACCATCCATCCCGTGAGTGCGGAAAGGGCCTTTTTCTGCTGCGGCGACGCTTGCGCGCGTTGGGCGCGGACCCAGGTCAGAAGCGCTGGAAACCTGCTTCGCAGTCCGACGGCCACACCGGCGGCCGCCAAGACCGTTGATAGGATCAAAAGTCCGAGCCCTCCCATGCCGGGCGGCGGCGAGGGGGCAAGCCGACCGTAAAAAACGCTAGCCAGAAGCATCAGGGCGAGTGTGCCCCAAGTCGCCGCCCGCCGTAGAGCCCCTCTATCCATGCTGCATTGGTAGCATGAGGCGCAATCAAGGCTAGGGGCTGGATCACACAATTCCGGGCTGCAACCCGGACATTCCCGCGCGCCCCTCATGGACGCGCTCACACCGGAGACATCATGAAAGAGACCAAACAGGCTTCCGGCTCCCCGGAAGCGCAGGCTGTCGTGCGCGAGATGATGGCGGCGTTCGAGGCGTTCAAAGGGGCGAACGACGCCCGGCTGGGCGAGATCGAGAAGAAGGCGGCGGCCGATGTGCTGCTGGAGGAGAAGGTCGCCCGGATCGACCAGGCGGTGGCGGCGGCCCAGGCGCGGCTGGACCGGGTGATGAGCCAGAACCGGCGTCCGGCGATCGGCGGCGAGCCGGTGGAGCCTGTGTCGGCGCCGGAGGCGAAGGCGGCGTGGGACGGCTATCTGAAGACGGGCCACTCGCCTCAACTGGCCGGCGCCCTGGAGGTCAAGGCGGGGCTGTCTGCGGGGCCGACCTCGGGCGGCTATGTCGCGCCCTATGAGACCGAGCGGGCCATCGAGCGGCGGCTGATGGCGGCCTCGCCGATGCGCGAGATCGCGACGGTCAGGACGGTGGCGGCGGGCGTGTTCCGAAAGCCGGTCTCGACGGCGGGCGTGGCCTGCGGCTGGGTGGCGGAGACGGAGGCGCGGCCCGAGACCGATCCGGCGACCCTGGCCCTGCTGGAATTCCCCTCGGCCGACCTGTACGCCAATCCGGCGGCGACCCAGGCCCTGCTGGACGACGCCATGGTCGATCTGGACGAATGGCTGGCGGCCGAGGTCGAGGACGCCTTTGCGGCCCAGGAGACCCAGGCCTTCGTGAACGGCGACGGGGTGAACAAGCCCAAGGGCTTTCTGGCCTATCCGACCGTCGCCGACGCCGGGCAGCAGTGGGGCCAGATCGGTTATGTGGCCTCGGGCGCCGCAGGCGGGTTCGCGGCCGACAGTCCGACCGACCGGCTGATCGACCTGATCTATGCGCCCAAGGCCCAGTATCGGCCGAACGGCCGGTTCGTGATGAACAGGAAGACGGTCTCGGCCGTGCGCAAGTTCAAGGACGCGGACGGCAACTACGTCTGGCAGCCGGCGACGCGGCTGGGCGAGACGGCCAGCCTGCTGGGCTATCCGGTCACCGAGATCGAGACCATGCCGGATGTGGCGGCCAACAGTCTGTCGATCGCCTTCGGGGACTTCCAGCGGGGCTATCTGATCGTGGATCGGGCGGGGGTGCGGGTGTTGCGCGACCCTTATTCGGCCAAACCCTATGTGCTGTTCTACACGACCAAGCGCGTCGGCGGCGGGGTGCAGAACTTCGACGCGATCAAGGTGATGCGGTTCGCGGCGACGTAGTCGCGGAGTGACGAGTGGTCAGTGGCGAGTGGCGAGTGGTCGCTCGCCGCTGACGTATGAAACGGCGTTTGGGCTGAGTAGGGGTGGCGGTCTCGCCGCTCGCCACTCGTCACTCGCCACTTCCGAGCAAGGCGAGGAGAGACATGGCGCAACCGGTGACGGCGGCGGAGGCGAAGCTGTTTTTGAGGGTCGAGCATGAGGCCGAGGACGGCCTGATCCAGACCCTGATTGAGGCGGCCCAGGCGCGGGTGGAGGCGGAGGTGGGGCTGAGCCTGACCTCGACCGCGCCGGCGGGGCTGAGGCTGGCGATCCTGATGCTGGTGCTGCGGGCCTATGAGCGGGGCGAGGCGGCGGCGGACCTGTCGATCGACGAATGGACCGCCCCCTATCGCACGGTGCGGCTGTGAGGGTTCTGGCGAGCCTGTTCCGGCCGGTGGAGGCCGAGACCCCCTATGGCGGGCGCAGCGTGAGTTTCGAACCCGTCGGCTCGGCCTGGCTGACCTGCGGGACGCGGCGGCGGGTCGAACGGGGCGAGGGCGATCAGAGGCGGACGGTCGAGCGGCTGAGCGCCGAGGCGCGGGCCGACGCGCGGCTGGCGGTCGGGCGGGTGCTGCGGTTCGGCGGGGCCGACTGGGACATCGTCGGCCTTGATCCTCTGCGGCCGGGGCGGCTGCGGCTGGAGCTGGAGCGGGTGCGATGAAGGATCATGAGAGCGCCCTGCAAAAGGCGGTGGTCGCGGCCCTGAAGGCGGATGCGGCGGTGTCGGCCCTGATCGGCGGGCGGGTGTTCGACCGGCCGCCGGAGGGCGCGGCCTGCCCCTATCTGGCGCTGGGCCGATGCGAGAGCCGGCCGCTGGCGGCGGACGGGGGCGGGGTGGAGCAGAGACTGACCCTGACCGGGGTGTCGCGCTTCCTCGGCGCGGAAGAGGCCAAGGCGATGGCGGCGGCGGTGCGGGCCTGTCTGCACGAGGCGGTGCTGGAGGCGGACGGGGTGCGGACCGCGACCCTGAGAGCGACCTTCGCCGACGTGTTCGGGGCGAGCGACGGGCGGCGGACCTATGCGGTGGTGCGGCTGAGGGCGGTGACCGAGGAAGTGGCGAGTGGTTAGTGGCGAGTGGCGAGCTGGATCGGGCGGGCGGAAGCAGCGGGGGAGCCGTTGCGACGACCTTCCTCGCCACTCGTCACTCGCCACCCGCCACTCAGGAGCAAAGCGAGGACAAGATGACCGCACAGGCGGGCAAGGACATGCTGCTGAAGATCGAGGGCGCGCCGGGCGTCTTCACGACGGTGGCGGGGTTGAGGGCGCGGACGATTTCGCTGAACGCGCGCACGGTGGACGCCACCGACGGCGACAGCGCCGGACGGTGGCGCGAGCTGCTGGCCGGGGCCGGGGTCAAGTCGGCGGCGGTGTCCGGGCAGGGGATCTTCCGCGACGCGGCCTCGGACGCCCTGGTGCGGGAAGCCTTCTTCGATCAGGCGGCGAAGCGGTGGCGGCTGGTGGTGCCGGACTTCGGCGTGCTGGAGGGACCGTTCCTGGTGGCGGCCCTGGAATACGCCGGAACGCATGAGGGGGAGGCGACCTTCGCCCTCAGCCTGGCCAGCGCGGGGGCGGTCGGGTTTTCGGCGGCGTGAGGGGGGTGAGTGCTAGTGCTAGTGCTAGTGAGCGGGCTTCGCCGGTGAGCGGAGAACGGCGGGGCGGCTGGGTAGACGCTCGCTAGGTTCAATCGACATTCAGCTTGCTGCGGTCAGGCCGCTCTTCCCGCGTCAGAGGGCCTTGATGCGGCGGACGCGGGTTCCTCACAGCGATCACGGCGGATTCACAGCGGTCACGACGCCATCGGAACCCGCCGTGTTCGCCGTGACCTCGTCGTGCCCGTTGTGATGAACCCACCCTCAATCGGCGTTACGCCGCCAGACGTTTTCCCTTCCGCTGACGCGGGAAGGAAGACCGACACTCAATCGAATAGAGTCTTCAACGCCCGAGGCGCCTCTCTTGGGTCGGCGGCTGCGCGCAGGACGGCAGGACGGCGGCAGGCCCAATGTCGATTGGCCCTAGCACTCGTACTCGCACTAGCACTGGCCCCGGCGTTTTTCACTTGAGATTGGAAGCGACGATGAACCAGGCGCGGGGCGAGGCGGCGGTGATGCTGGGCGGGGTGCGGCGCAGGGTCTGTCTGACCCTGGGGGCCCTGGCCGAGATCGAGACCGGGCTGGGCGTCGAGGGTCTGGCGGCGGCGGCCGAGCGGATGAAGACCCTGTCGGCGCGGGATCTGATGGTGGTCCTGGCGGCGGTGCTGCGCGGCGGGGGCGAGGCCCGGCCGGAGGTCGAGGCGGTCGATCCGCGCGAGGCGGCGCGGGCCGTGGCGGCGGCCTTTGAGGCGTCCTCCGGTCAAGCCGGAAGATGACGGGCGCGACGCCCTGGGGCGAGATGATGCGGGCGGCGATGCGGATGGGGATTGCGCCCGAGGCCTTCTGGCGGCTGTCGCTGAAGGAATGGCGGATGCTGACCGAGGCGCCGCGCGGGACGGCGCCGATGGGCCGGGCGGGCCTGGCGAAACTGATGGAGGACTGGCCCGATGGCGGATGAGTTCGGACGGGACGGGATCGACGACCTGCCGCTGAAGGCGGCCGAGGCGGGGGCGGCGCTGGAGGCGCTGAAGGGACCGGCCGAGGAGGCGGCCAACGCCATAGAGGCGGCCTTCGGCCGGGCGGGCGAGAGCCTGAGCCGGTCGCTGGCGCGGGCGGCGGCGGACGGAGAGGTGTCTCTGTCCGAGCTGGCCGAGGCCGTGCTGAAGGCGGTGAATGCGGCGGCCGGGTCCGGCGGATCGGGGAGCAGTCTGAGCGCGGCGATCCAGGCGGCGGCGTCCAGTTTCAGCGGGGCCAATTTCGGCGGGGCTAGGGCCGACGGCGGGCCGGTGCTGGGGGGCGGCGCCTATCTGGTCGGAGAACGGGGGCCGGAGGTGTTTCGCCCGAGCGTCGGCGGCGAAATCGGGTCGGCGACGGGCGGGGCTGTGACCGTCCATGTGGCGGTGGACGGCGGGGCCGAGGCCCTGCTGCGGTCCGAGGCCCAGATCGCCCAGATGCTGGCGCGGGCGGTCAGCCTGGGGGCGCGGGGGAGGTAG